TGTTGAAGAGGGTGGTGAATGAGTTTCTTTGATTCAGAATTCGTTCAGGAAGAACTGAGTGATATTCAACGATTACAAAAAGAAATTTACAGTAAAATGATGAGTTTGAGCGAGCTTTGCCGTGAGGATAGAGTTGCTCATATTGATAAGTTAAAAACTCTCTTAGATAAACAACGTGTAATGTATACACGTTTATCACTTTCAGATGATCCTGATGCAGTTGAATTAAAAAAGCAACTGGAAAGATCAGTAGAAGTTATGGGTTTCCCTGCTGGTACTGATATTCAGATTTTATTCGATGGTATGAAAGGTACTATTGAAAATCTAGAAAGCCATATTGACTAATCAGTCAATCTCTGTTATAATCAAAACATCCAACCAATCCAATTATCCGAGGTAATCTTAATGTCTTTCGCAGACTTAAAAAAGCAATCTAAACTTGGCTCTCTTACACAAAAACTTGTGAAAGAAGTCGAAAAGATGAATAACACAGGCGGTTCTACTGATGAACGCATATGGAAATTAGACGTAGACAAGAGTGGCAATGGATATGCCGTCATACGTTTTCTTCCTGCTCCTAATGGTGAGGATCTACCATTTGTAAAACTATACTCCCATGCCTTCCAAGGACCAGGAGGATGGTACATAGAAAATTCTCTGACTACACTTGGTCAGAAGGATCCAGTTTCTGAGTTTAATACTACTCTCTGGAACAACGGCACTGATGCTGGTAAAGAAACTGCAAGAAAGCAGAAGCGTAAGCTTACTTATGTTGCTAACATCTATGTTGTAAAGGATCCAGCAAATCCTGAGAACGAAGGTAAAGTATTTTTATACAAGTTCGGTAAGAAGATCTTTGATAAGATCACTGCTGCAATGCAACCTGAGTTTGAAGATGAGGAAGCAATTGATCCATTTGATTTCTGGCAAGGTGCTAACTTCAAGTTGAAGGCAAAGAACGTTGCTGGTTATCGTAACTATGACTCTTCTGAGTTTGCTGCTCAAAGTCCTCTATTAGATGACGATGAAGCATTAGAAGCACTCTGGAAGAAGCAGAATTCTTTATCAGAATTTGTTGCTGCTGATCAGTTCAAAACTTATGATGAACTTAAGAAGCGTCTTGGTTATGTTCTTGGAAACAAGGCACAAGTACGTCAGGATCCTGAAGTAGTTGATGAAGACAATGATCGTGGAGTAGCAGAAGAATTAGTTACTGCTGCAACATCCAGAACTTCAACAACAGTTACTGAAGATGAAGATGATGATGCACTATCATACTTTGCTAAACTAGCACAAGAATAATTAGAAGGGCAATGTCAATAAGACCCCCCACATAGGGCCTCCAGTAAGGAGGATATAAAGACCCCATAAGGGGTCTTTTTTATGGCATTGTAACTCTTATATTTTCTGTTTGTACTGTATCTTCGTCTATGTATTGAGATGATTTTCCATAAACCATAATCTTTCTCATATCATTCACAAACTCTTGAAGATATCCTTGTCTTAGTAAGTTTATATTTCTCTTTTCATCGTTTAAACGAGTTTCATAATCATAATTACTAATACCAGTAACAGGATTTAAAGTTGCTGTTGGTTCTCCTGGTTTAGGTATAGTGAAATTACTATCAACTACCTTACCTTTTGGAAGAATTAAACGACCATTAGAATCTTTAACTTCGGTTGTTTCATAATATCTAACATTATTTAAATCTGTACCATATTTTCCTGAAGCATATTCATATAGATCTTTGTTGTTGAGTGGCCATTCATTTCTTATATTAATAATACCAGCAGTTAGAATAACAACCCAATCGAATTCGGCACTACCATAGATTTCTTCTGCTACAATTTCTGGACGATATCCTTCTGGAATCTCGTACTTATCAAACATAACAAATGCAGTTCGTAGGTCATCTCTTAATTTGACCCTACGGAACAGATTTTTAACTTCAAGATAATCTAATGATGAGTTCTTATCCTTTAAAAAAGAAGGATAAAGTAAATTTGGTAGTTCTCTAAAGTATCCCATATTAGTAACCTACTGCACTAGTACCTGGATTCTGATCATAATCTTTATCGTAAATTGGTTCAAGTTCTTTGAATGATAGATCCAAAATCATTGCTGTTGGTGTTGCATCCTCATATGTTGCATATACACCGTCAGCAGTATAATTAACTGAACAATCAGTAAGGAAGCATTGTTTAAATTTATGTAAGAATGGATGATCTTTATTTCCACTTCTATATCTTAACCAAAAAACATTAGGTGTTTTAAGGAACCAAGAACCAGATTGAGAAGTTCCTTGTGCCTTTGCTGCCATATTTCTTTTAAATGCTCTTATAATTAATCCACACTGATTTGCTTCTGCAGCATTTCTTGGAGTCATTTTAAATTGGAATTTAAACATTCTTATTGTTGGACCATTAAATAGAAGTTCCATATTTGGATTTATAATTTCACCTTCTGATCTTGCTAATACTTGATTGAAGGTAACATTACCACCTAGAGCAGATACTGCCTGTGCTGAAAAATATTTGAGTAGCAGATCTTCAGCAACTTCTTTACTGCCGATTCCATCTAATGCAGTTTTACCAAAGTTCATTGCTGTAGCCCCTATTTCTGATCCAGCATCCTTAAGAGTTATGTCACCACTTAGTAAATTCGATACAGTACCAATTGCATCTCCTGCTGCACTTAAACCAGCAGCTTGCAGTCCATTTAATGAAGAATCGCCATAACTTACAGCGTTTGAATCTTGTATCTGTGATGGTATTGGTAATAAGATAGTACCGTCATTAATGACTGCTCTTGTTGTTCTAGATAAATCTTGAGGAAGTGTACTTCCAGCATCATTTCCACCTTTTACATATCTTTTATCGGAACCAGGAGCTCTTACTAGATTGCTCATACCTAATGGTACATATTGTTTAATATCAAACTGTAGATAATCTGTTTGATCTGTTAATGCTTCATAAGGATATCTTAAAGTACCACCAATTTTTTCTTCTGGTTTTAATCTTTCTTTTAATCTTAAATTACTGAAATTATACCAATTTGTATTTCTGTTGGATTTACTCTTTGCTCTATTCTGTTCTCTTTCTTTTGCTTCTCTTTCTAAACGATTACTTCTATCTCCATAATAATCATTAAAATCTGCATTTTCGTCTGCATAAAGATGATCAGATTCTATCTCATCAGAAGCATTATCTGCAGAAGCATCGTAGTTTTCATCTACTGATAATGCATCATCAGGATGTATCATCCCATCAAAAACATTGTACCTGAGTCCATCTGCCCTTTGCTCATATAACCCGTTATGTAAATCTGGATTAGACATATTATTTCTTTTTTATCTATTTATACGAAACTTCTGAAAAGGTATAGTATCAAGGTCATTTAACTCATCATCATACACTTGATAGAGTCCTCCTGCTACTTCATTCCAAGTATATTGTCTCTGTTCACCCCAATGAAAGTTGATACCACGAAATCCCCATTCTAGTGTTTCGGTTACTGCAACTAATGGATTTTGATCATAGCGAATACCTGGTGTTTTTGGATTATATACAAAAATATAAAATTCACCAGGTTCAGGAACCTTGCCACCTTCTGTTAAAACACTAATGATTTCCAGCATTAAATCATCAGCATCTTCAGTGCCTAATAAATTATCCCTTATGCTACGGATGCGACTCATTTGATTCCTAGTTCTGTTTCTGTTAATATTTTAAATTCAAATCCTCTATCAACACACCATTCATTTGCTGCATTCCATTTTGCTTTATTCCTAGCAAACTCAAATGCTTCACGCAAATATCCTTTAGTCTGACGTTTTGGTTTTGCTGGTGGTGTAGTTTGACGTTTTGGTTTTACTTCAATAATATATTTTTTTATCTTCCCACCATTTTCTCTAACTTTAATATAGAAATCTGGAAAGTACCTATGTGGTCTATTATCAATAGGAGATCTATACCAAACATACATTTCTTCACTTCCCCATTCAAGTATATTGATATTTGAGTCACAATATTGCATAAACTTGCGTTCCCAAAGAGAGCGATATATAATATTAGTAGGGTCTCCTTTATACTTATAGGGGCATCTTGGTTGATATTTTCCTTTATAAGCCATATATAAATATAGGTATCATAGTAAATATTTAGAGTGCCAGAATCGTTAGCAAGATCTATATCAACATCTGAGGCTAAAACACTGATAGGTGGGTTAGCACAGAATAACCATTATTTGGTCAATTTTTCTGCATTGAAAAAACCCATATATGATTATTTAAAAGAATATACTAAGATGGGTGATATAAAAACTTTTT